TTCTCGCTGAGCGAACGCTCCAGAGGTTGTAGTATAAATGGCATCTTTCATGAGCATAGATGCAGCTTCATCCACGCCATGAGATAGCTTTGCTGACTTTTCTAAGAGCCCAGCAGCTTCAAGTAAGGTTTTCCTCAAATTTTGTTGAGTATTTTTTTCCATACTTATTAGCTTTCTTTAAAATAATAGTAATATCCTAACACTTTTACTTATTAACCTTGTACCTTTTGAGCATACTTGACACGGATTCTTTGAATCCTAGCGAAGAGATTTGGGTCGTTTTTGAATTCCTTTCTTGCTTCCTCAATCTTTTTGTTTCTTTCCTTAGTAAGTTCTTCAGCAGTTTTATCACCGCTGTCTTCATCACCAAGCTCTTTCTTAATCTCTACAGTCTTACGACCTGCTGGCTGGGTTTCAAGCTCTTCAACTCGCTCGGCGAGTTTTTCATTGCTTTTCAGAACTTTTTTCATACTACCAGTCATTTCCTGGATAGTCTTCAAGAGTTCTGCTTTCCCATCGTCTGCGACTTCTTTTCCTGAATCTTTCTTAGAAACTTTTTCCTTGTCTTTTTTAGACTTGGCTTTCTCTTTGACTTCAGGCTCATCGCATTCTTCTTCATCGCATTCATCTCCGTCTTTCTCTTTGCCCACATCCTTAGATTTAGCTTTGTCAGACTTAGATTTTACAGAGGCTTTGTCTTTAGAGGTTTTCTCTTTAGACTTTTCCTCTTTGTCTTCAGCTTTATCCTCGGATTTCTCATCCTCTGGGGTTGCTAAGGTTTCAGCCTTTTTCTTGGCTTCCTCAGCTTCCAGTGAGACATCTTTTTTAGCCATATTAAGACTCCTTTCGATAATTAATAATAGAGACTCATCACAGGCTTGTAACCCTGTGTATGTTAACTCAAGAAGCAAATCTGCTTCCATTACCTGTATCTTCTTTACTATTTTCCTTGCTAATGTTCTTAATTTTTTATCTCTCTGACTTCTTCTGCTTTTCTTTTCATTCTTTTCTCTCACTTTCATTATTAACTTTTTGTCATCTTTTATTTTAATTGATTTGGCAATATTTGAAATCCAAGATTTAGGATAAGCAGGGCTTGAGGTAACAGCAATATGGTCTAAGTCAATCTCTTTATAAAGACGAACCCATTTTGCGTCATCTCCCTCGCCCTCTTTAACCATTTCATAGTCTTTAACATAACCACCTATTGATAAACCAAGTTTCTTGTTTTTCTCCGTTAAAGCATACCATAAGTCTTTAGCAGAACTCATCTCATTTAATTTAGCCTTAATCCCTAAGTCATTATTTTCAGCAACTGCTAATTTGTTAATATCTCCTAATTCTCCTAACCAAGAGGTGTCATGTTCGGCATTTAAAGCAATAACATGCTGTTTAAGGGATTTTGCCATTGATTTAATGGCTGAGGGTGCCATTCTATCGCCATGTAAGTCTAGTTCTGTTCCTGAAGCGATTCCTTCAACATATCTTTCTTCAATTTCATTACCATCCTTATCTTTAACGATTTTAACGCTTGTTTTGAGAATGGGGATAGTAAATTTAAATCTTTGAACTTTGGTATCTGTCATATTTTTTTATTTTAAAAGAAATAAATCTTTATATTTTTCTGGGTCGTATATTTTAAAGGGTTGGCTATCGAATCTTCCCTTTTTGCCTACACACCAGTCTTCAAGTTTCATAAAAGGCGGTATATTTCTATCATTACTAGGGCACCAAGAAATATTTCTTGATGTCTTTTCTAAAAAGTATTCCGCATCTTTATCATCTACTTCTGTAACAAACCCTTTCTTAAAACTGTATTTCTTTCCGCTTTTTGCTGTTATTGTGAGTGCTACATAGTGCCCACAATTGTAAATAATATACATTTCCCAATAAAAAAAGTTCCAACAAGCCTATGACTCTTATGAGCCTATGACTTTTACTGGAACTCTTTACTGAACCTTTAAACTAAGATAAGTATATAAATACTATTTCTATTTGTCAAATGATACTACTTTTTTGCTTTAGTTTCAATAGTTTTTATTAGAAGAACCTCTGTTGAGTGACATTTAGGGCATTCAGACATTATAGTCTTAATAAACTTTTTATTTACTTCTTCAGTAAATATTGTACCACACCTTTGACATTTATACTTTTTGATTGGCAATTTCATTTTATCCTTTAAAGGTTTATCTGTCGGCGTTATATCTGATAATATCTCATCTAAGCTCATATTATAACATTATTCTTCTTTCTGTTTTTCTTTTTTCAAAATATTCAGGATAACGTTCGTATTGCCCAGCAGTAGTGTCTAGATGTCTTATTATAACATCCTCTTTATATCCGAATCTATATCCTACTAAAGATAGTTTACCACAAAAAGCTTTATCGCCTCCAGCATGTTTAGGAACAGGATATTCCCAACCTCCAGAGTCTTCTTTCCACGCTCTTCTTAATCCTATCATACAAATTCCGCCAATAAAAGGGGTATAGCCAATTATATTGTTATCAAATTCTATTCTATTAACTCCCCCTCTATTGTCTATTAAGCCCTTTACATAAGGAGAAAGCAAGAGTTTGGGTCTTAAAACCCTTAAGCATTTCTTTAGCCAACCATCTGTTTCAATTTCGCAGTCATTATCCAATTTCACTATAACGTCGACTTTATCGCCAATTCTATCAATAGCAAAATTAACACCTCGATTAATTCCAATATTCATAGCAAGAGAATAAACATAGACTTTGCCTAACTGGTTATGAAATTGATTAAGCCATTTTACAGTTTTATCTTTACTGCCTTGGTCAATAACAAAATGGTCATAAGGAATATGAGTCTTTTTAGCAAGACTCTCAAATGTTCTTTTGGTATAAGCAAACCTGTCTTTTGTTAGGGTGAATAATGCTATTTTCATTTTTTATCCATCTCCTTCCTAGTATCTGTTTTAAGAATCTTTCCATCTTTTACTATAATTTGTTTGCTATTTTTTTTATTATCTAAAATAATATCATCTTGCACATCTCCAAAAGCACAGGCTTCCATAATTAATAAATCGGAAGAAGGCTCTTTCCAGTCTGAGCCCTTGTCTATCCGCATAATTTCTAACCTGAAATCTCTAATTTTTTGAGCTAATTCTGGCCAGTCATCACGGCTTTCACTCTCAGCCTCAGCCAAATGACCTACGGCATACCACTTGTGAAAAGGGTATCCAAGCCTTGACTCATCTAATAAAGCCGCCGCCTGAGCAATATGTTTCAAAACACAATAAATACAACTTTTCCTTGACATATTATCTTTTACTTACATTTTTAGCTAAATTTTGAATATGTTTTCTAGAATCTTTTGTAGATTGTGGGTATAATCCGCCATCTGGATTCATCTGCCCAATATTAGATTCATGCCAATGATATTCTGTTATTATCTCTGGAACATGAACTATTTTCATACCTGCCTTGCCGAACCTTACCATTAACAGCCAGTCGGCTTTTCTCTCCCAGAAGATATCCCAATAGCCTATGTCGTTAATAGCCTGAATTGTATGCATAATGTCAGAGGTGTCAATATAGTTTCCCATTTCAATCTGCCTTAAATCGTAGGGATAGCTTTGTTTCCCCATGAACTTAGTTTCATTAGGATTATTACTTTTATAAACCCTATCTCCATAAACAACATCAGCTTGGTTTTTAGTAATCGCCTCATAAAGCACTTCTAAATGATTAGGGAGATAAACATTGTCATCGTCTAAATAACTAATATAGTCTCCCCTAGCTATCATAATGCCCACATTTCTTGGCTTAACTGCATAGCCAGTATTGTGAGGTAATCTCATGGCAACCAGTCTATCTTCGCCTTCGGGCAACTTAATATTGGGAGGCTTGTCGCTATGGTCATCTATCACAATCAATTCAAAGTCTTTAAGGGTTTGAGCCAAAACACTATCAATTGCCCTTTGTAAAAGTTGAGGGCGATTGTGAGTAGCAATAATGACGCTAGTTTTAGGTTTTTTCATTATTTCTTTTGTTTATTTCAGCGATTCTTTTTGTAACCTCGTCATATTGTTTAATTGCTACTTCTAAATGTTCCCCTCCAACATCTCTAGCCATATCTCCAATAATTTTTCCTCCTGGCAAAAGGTGTTTTCCCCACATATTAACAACCTTTAGCGGGTCATGGATATGTTCTAGAACACTCATTGAAAAAATCCATTTATACATACCTTTAATATTCTCAACATCTTTTTCATATTTAACTCGTTTTCCAAAAAAGAACTTTACAAAATTCCATGTTGGCCCTGACAGATCAGCAAGTGTAATATCTTTAATCCCTTGTCTATATAAATATTCATCTATTACACCCGCACCACAGCCATAATCTAAAACAGGCCCTGGATTTGCTTTTATTACATCCGCATATTTGCCAAAGACTTGGGCTTCTCTATTTCTATAATAAAAAGGGTTACGGAACATATATTGGTCGTTTTTCATATAATGTTCTTTTGTTTTTTTATAACTTTTAGTAATTTCTGGGGTGAAACTTTGTCTGAATTCATTATGAGCAAAATTATTCCCTTTCTCTTGGATTTGCTCTCTGCTAAAACCTGTATGCTCCTCTAGAGCAGCCATATAGGTTTCATAGATAGATGAGCTATACCATTTTTCATATCCCTTTTTCTTTAAGCTAATATTCCTTTTCAATGTATCTGATAAAAACCTAAAATCAGTATCCTTAGGTAATTTCATAATGTTTTCAAACGCCTCAACCAGCCCATTTCCTTGAGTATCTTGGATATGACCATGCCCATAGAGAATATCTAAAGAAGGTGGGCTATTTTTAATGTTCCAATTATATTTAATTCCTTGCCTAGGGTCATCAGGATGAAGCATAATTTTAAAACCTAATTTCTTCAATCTTTCATACATTTTATCTGAAAGATTCCAGTAGGGTGCTCTATATATTTTAGCAAAACCAAAATCTTTAACAGCCATAGATAATGCTTTTTCCGAAACATCTTCATAATTGACATGATTCCATCCATGAAAACAAAGTTGAATCCAGTGTAAGGTGCTTATATATTCTAAAAATTGAGGGTTACACTTACCAACACAAGTGAATAGATTCACCTTAAACTTAGGAAACTCTTCTTTAAGCATCCAAAGCCAGTCTAGGCGATTGTTTTGTTCGCCAAAGTCATCGAAATCCAAAAAGCAAATTTTCATTTTTTATCTATTTTTTCCAATTCAGTAACTAAATGTATTGCTTGCTTTAATCCCGCTCCAAAACCTTTTTGAAACTGCCTAGATAGACTAGTAGCAGGATGCTCTAAACACCAATCGATTTCTTTTTTTAAAACTTGTATAATATCTTTAGCCTTCATTTTGGTTTTCTCACCATTGCTGATGTTAATATTTTATTAACTGAAAGTGTTTTGCCGTATTCAAATCCTACTTCTTCTAGTAATTTTTTCATGGCTGTATGTGATATTCTCCAATAGTCATCATATCCTTCTGCCGCATGATAGGGATAAACAAATGGGCAATCAATAATTAAAAACCCACCTGATTTGAGTAAGCGATAGCATTCTTTAATTGCGGCTCTAAAATCAAAAATATGTTCTATTGTTTGACTAAAGATAATTAAATCCCACTTCTTCCCTGGAAGTTTTGTATCGCAAATATCAGCAACAATATCAGGATTAACTCTTTTAAGGATATCTAGCGTTTTATAATCATTTCCAATGCCAAAATGTCTATAGTTTCCACCTGGATGGGGATCGCCATCAATTCCAACCTCTAACACTTTCCAACCCCTATTATCAGGTCTTAAGAGCCTTTTATAATGCTCCATTATTTTGAAAACAGCTTCTCTTTCTTCGCTTGGCATATTATAGTCTTACCTTTTTTTATTAAAGCAACTTTTTCTAAGAACTGGTTTCTTGCCAATAAGTGTTGTGGGTTATGACTGAGACCGATTTTGTCTTCTTCAAAACTATGAATAAAACTCCAATCTTTAGCAGGGATTATTTTACATTTGTTAAAACTGCTTATTGCCACATCTTCAACACTTCTCAAATATCTATTTTTTGTCATTGCCAGTTTCGGTTCTACTCTAAAAAAGTTTAATAATGCTTTCATTGACACTAAATATATTCTACCAACAATGACATCAACAATCAT